AAAACATCCCAAAAATCGCCATAACCCTACGGGTTCTTAATGGCTACGCTATAAAATCGCCCAAAATAACCAAAAGTTCTAAAATATGAATCGTGTCCCCTCGCCAAAAGTTTTACACGATTTATTTAAACTTAATCATTCTATCGAACTTGGATTTTGTATATACTGTAAAGTCTTTTTTCTTTTCAAAGTTTGCTTTATAACCACCCTCTGTTAAATCAAAAGTAATTTCTTTTCCAATGCTTAAATCCTTGTATAACTCAAACGGGTTAGGATAATCTAATAGTTTTGCAGTGTGTAGAATAGTTGAATTAGGAATACCTTTCATTCTAATATGATAATCAATATACTTTTTACCCATTTCATCATAACAATATAACTCATCAATATAGCATTTCTTACCTAAAAATATACTTCTATTCGCAAATACATTTTCCATTTTAACTTTTTTGTAAAACTTTTTTCCAATCTTCTTATCTTCGATGATGTTATTATTTTCATCTACATATATCTCTCCGTCAAAATCACTGTGAAATTGTCCCATCTTCTTACCGATTAATTGACGATTATACTTATCACTAAAAGCACATGATAATTTTTTAATATCTTCATCGTAGATGTGAATACTGTCTGTATCTTGATAAAACATTTTAATATTCATATCCTCACCTAAACACATTACTTCATTCATAATTCTTTTACTCATACTTAAAATACTTACCCCAACTTGTGCTATGTTATAGTGGTCATCTATTGATTTTACTACCTTTACTACCGTTTTACATTGATTTATTTTAATAATTTCTTTTACCCAGTGATAATTTCGGGATAAATATACATCCAATTTATCTTTACAATTAAATATTTTTACTTCGCTTTCTATTGTTTTCATAATACTTTTACCATAACCAGAGTTCATAATTAATTTATAAATCATTTCGCATTTATTACCTTGTTTTTTCTTTAATGCTCGTTCCTCGAATAAGTAGTTAATAACCTCTTTAATTTTAGTGTTAAACCCGTCATTGAAATAATAACCTTTTACAATTTCAAACTCTACATTTTGAAAGTTAATTAAATCTTCTAATCCTATTTTATCAACATAGTAAGTTCTACCTACCATGTCATTTGTAAATTGTCTAACACCGTTGTCGTCAATAAATGACATTAACGGAAAATTACGTTTTAGTCCTACTGATTTAACAATAATTTCAACAAAATACCCACTATAGTTTTTAATGTCATCATATGTAGAATTAGCATTAATAACTTTTGGAACTCCTAATAAAAAACCATCTAACCGGTTCATGGCGGAAGGATATAAACTCGTAGCGTCAAAGTCATTTTTTGGTTTATCATCTAAATAAGATTTCTTTTTATTTTCACTAATCATTGTTCTACCACCAATTACAAACTTTTGTAAAAACTCCCTTGAAATGCCAGAGAGTTTAAAAACTCCTTCATAACATCCTTGATTTATAAAATATTTGTGTGCTAAGGATGCGGACGTTAAAATAATATCAATGTTTAAGTGTAATAAATCGTCTATCCATTTTTTAAAAATGTTGTATCCCTTTCTTAACACGATGACGTCAATTTCGCAATATTTACGTGAGTATCTTATAATATCAACTGTTCCATTACTTACGCATTCCCATTTTTTAGCATTTTCAATAAATCGTTTTTTCTCAATCTCATATTTAAAACAATCCAAACACTCATTAATAGGAATATACTTTCTGTTAATATTATCATTAACATTATATATTTCATATGGTATAACTTCTTTAATACTATTTTCTAATCCAAATACTCCGTTAAAATCATTAAGTGGAATACTGATTAAATGATAAGAACATTTAACCTCAATATGTAATTTTCCAAACATTCCTTTCGCATTCATCAACATATTACCCTTCATAATAACACTCGTTATTGTTAAATTACGAATTAAAAAGTTAAAATCATAAGTAGCATTGTGAAAAATTAACCGTGTATTTGTATTTAATGCTTTTAATAATGATTTACCGCAATTCTCACCGTAAAATGTAGTTAATTCACCTTCAATTTCAGCAACTGCTAAATATGGCGTATGTTGTTTTTCTTCATTACAATATGTTTCAAAATCAGCAAAAACATTTTCATAAATTATTTTTTCTTCTCGCTCTTTATTTTCAATTTCTTTAACATTTACTTCATTATAACTCAAATCACTGATGTAATTATCTACTCTTCCGTAGTATTGAGAGTTCATTAAGTTTATGCTTTCATAAGTTAGTTTTTCAAAATGATTTAACTCAAATAGAAGATTAACTAAATTAAACGAACTCATAAAAACCGCTCTTCCAAATCTATTAAACTCTCTCATAGCGTTAAAGTTTTTAATATGTTTAATTTTTTCGTAGTTTTTAACTGAATAACTTGTATATTCAGTAGGTTCATTAATAAAGAAATGTTCTTCAAAATAACAAAGATTATAAGTTTCAGTATATTCTTTTCCATATGTATTTTCATCTAATCTTTCACTTGTTTTATTAGATTTTTTAATAATAATTTTTATCTGTAATTTATCACATATAATATTTAATCTACACAATGGGACTTTTAAATTAGTGATTAAGGTTTTTAAATACTCAATTTTTTCATTACTCATTCCGCCAGCACGTAATGAATTAACTAAACATTCGTCTTCTTTATTCCAATTTACTTTTTCAAATTGTGATTTTGTATATATTCCATATCTTGATAAATCAATAAAACTATTATTACTGTAATTGAAAAATCCACCAGACCTATTTTTATTTTTACTTTTATCATCTACATATTCCAATGTAATTTTATCAAAGTTGTTTAAAATAGCGACTACATCAGCATCACTTTGTGAAGCATTGGTTATAGCGATATAATTATTTTCTATTAATTTTGATAATTTATTTAATGTCGCGTCGTTTAATGCGTAATAAGTATTTTCACCCATTTTTAATAATATTTTTTTATCTCCAGCATATTGACTTTTGTTTTTTTTAATTAACTTAATTAATTCCTTAATACTAATTCCGGTTATGTCAATTGTAAAACTATCATTGTTTTTAAATCCACTCTTTAATTTACTATTAATTTTATTACTTTCTTTCTTTTCTTGTTTTTTCTCAACTCGTGCTCTGACTTGTTGCTTAACTCTTTCATTTATTATTCTAACTTGCTCTTCGTTATATTTTTTTAATTCTTTTTTATATTTATCATTTCTCAATTTATTTTCATTATCAACGTATCTATTCCAATCGTCTAAAAGAAGTTCATATACTTCATTTGCGTTATTAATACCCAATATACGTTTAGCATCATAAATATTTTTATATCCACCCATATTTAGCAATGGTTGTTTAATGTTATTTCTAGATTGATAAATCTCACTCTTTGCGTTTTTTAATAGTAATTCGGGGGAAGTTGGGATTTGGGAAGTCATTATTATATAGTATATGAATATATAATAATTTCTCTATATCGTTTATTAAATATTAATTATCTGATTTTTCCTAAAGTAATATTTTCCTAAAGCTTTCTGAAATACTATTCCACTTATATTTATTTTTCTTATGAGTTCTAACATTACTATTGTGTTTTTCTCTATTATTCTCTACCCAGTTCTTTACACATTTTAACATAACCTTCTTCTTTTCTTCATCTGTTTTATATACTTTATAACTTTTGTCTTCCAATAATATTTCTAAATAAATCTTTGAAATCTTTTTCCACTGAGACTTACGTCTATAATACTCTCTATTTATTTCATTATGACGTTGTTTTTTAGCATCATCATTTAAACATTCCATCCGATTATATATATAAATAAGAAATCTTTATATACATAATTAATTGTTTTATTATATTATTTTGTTAGTATTATTTTATTGCTAAATCATAATATTTAATTGATTAACTCCACAAAATCAAATTACTTAATTTCCCCCGTGTAGTATTCAAGTCTTTCTTATGACGAATCCTATATAGTTTTTTTCTATTGTCAGCGTATTCTTTTCCTTGCTCTTTTAAATATGTTGGGTAATCCTTATATCCTAAACCACCAACTGAAGTAATAAAGTTTTTAGATTTATCAAATACATCTATTTTATGTTTCCCGTCTTTGCTAGGACTAATGATTAGATTATTTTGTTTAGCAATTTTCAAACTTCGCTCTGTAATAGAATACATATATTATATAATTTTATTTTTTTGTATAAATACTTCCCATTCGTAATTTGTAATTTTTTGTTTAACCCTTCTATTTTCACATACGATACATATACAATTTTTCAATTCCGCCATTTTAATATGTATATTTATTTTTCTCCTAAATCTTCTTTAATCTCTTCTCCACTTTTACATAGAACCAAAGGTTCCATTATGGCTACGCTAGAAAACTCTACAAACTTCTCCAATTCTTCCCTTAACATTTCTTGTTCCTGTCTTCGCTCTTCAATTAAATCTTCTACTAAATGTTTTTTATTATACTTTAAACATATGCTTATAGTTGCTACATCTTCTGGTATTCCGTGTTTAATTAGGTTGGTAATCTCATACTTCATTTTATAATCCATTGATAATACTTTTTATATTATACTGGAAGAAAATAATTATTTTCTATTGTTATATTATATTTACGGCGATGGAAGAACAAAATGAAAATACTATTTTAGCAGAAAAAACCGAAAAATTGTTAATAGATACAACCGATGAAACTTTAGGAACAATGGATGAACCAAAAGATAATAATAAAATTAAAAAACCAAAAGGAAGACCTAAAAAACCAGTAAATAAAGAAGAAGAAGATTTTAAAAGACGAGTCGCAGAGGAAACCGAAAAAGCATATAGAGAAGTAATAGAAAGTAAAATTAAGAGTAATATTAAGAAGGAACTAAAAAATAAAGCACTAGAAGATGAAGAGAGATATAAAGACCCTGAACCAAAGTCAGAAAGACCTAAAAAGGTATTAAGTGAAAAACAAATGGAAAATCTGGCTAAAGGTAGAGAAATCGCTATTGCTAGGACTAAAAATAAAAGAGATATACATAAACAAATAGACGAAGAAGTTAAAACAATCAAAGAAGCAAAAAAGAAGATACGAAAAACATTGTTAGTAGATAGAATAAGGGAAGAAGTAGAAGGTTTAGATAGTGATGAAGATGAAGAGTTGGTAATTCAAAAGAAACCAAAAGTAAAGAAAACAGTAAAATACGAAGAGAAAGAAGAAATAATTCAACCTAAAGAAATAGTGAATCCACCACCTAAAATACAATGGTTTTAAATTAATATCATTAACACCATAACTATTTTAACATGAGATAACCCAATTTTTGCTAATATACAATATGATATTTTATATTTTATATTATCCAATTCATTTTTTATAATCGAACCAACTAAATAACTTAACAAACCTTTTTTTTAAACCACGAAACAATAGAGTTTTTTATTTTTTTAACATTTTTTATTTTTTGTATTAATCCATTTGAATGAAGAAACTCAATAATTTCACCCGTTAATTTTGACTCTGCTTCAGTTAAACTTAATAACGGACGTAGAATATTAATTACTAAATCTTTTTTGTTTAACCCATCTTTTTTACATATGACATTTTCAATTAATTTACATACATACAAAATTAATTCTGAATTATTTTTATATGACACATTAGGAGGTAAAGACGCTATTTTATCTTTTACGATAATGCTTAAATCCGCTATTCTCTGGTCTTTTACTAGAGAGTTTTTTAAACTCACTAAATCAATATCCGCAACCTTATTTAATCGTTCTATAGATTTCTCCATTATAATATAGATAAATATATTTTTTTAAAGTTTGGTTATACAAATGCTTGAACGGATTTTGAAGCAATATCAAAAACTAGAACCACATCCGAATATCCCCACGCATTACATGTAATAGTAGATGTAAGAGCATTCTGAATATTTAAGTTAAGAAATGGAGGAGTAGAACGGGTATTAATTCCAGAAAACATAACTCCACCTAAACGTTCCAAATCATAACCGTGGAAATGAGAATTGGGGTATTTAAAAACACTTACTGAACCGCCATCATTTCCCGACGAGGCCGCACGAACCGTTGTCGCGGGTAGAACGAGAAAAGTTTCGACGTTTGTTCCTGTTGGCAAGGTAGTTCCACCAACACTATTATACATTTCACGATTAACAACCGTTCCTAATGATGATGGGATGGATCCGCCTAACGCTTGTATGAGATATAAATAGCCTTCACTAGGACGACTTACATCATTAATGGGCTTGTTGGGAAAGAATGATCCACCGACCTGTAGTTGTCGGCTATTGGTAGTAATATTAATAGCATCGTAATATCCGTTTGGAGAAACCAAAGATTGAGCGGCTACACTGTTTGACTGTCCGAATTGTGAATAAACTGATTTTACTGAAGTATTACGGATTTGTAGCAATAACTGCTGTGCACCTGAACTTCCATTCGGAATAGTAATCTGTGAATTTGTGTAAGTTGCTGATTTGTATAATATTCTATTATCTGGAAGTGAAGCCATTAACATAGATGAAGCCATATCTCCAATATCAATATATTTAAGATTTAGAGAAAACTCACTCAATAAAAAGTTTTGAGAAAATACGGGTTGTGCGGCCACTGCCGTGCAATATGAAACAATCGGTAGTAGTGTTGCGGTAGTCATTTGCAACTGTAGGTTATTAACCATTCCAACCGGAAAAAGTTTATCGCTATTAATTCCAATCATAGATAAAATAGGAATACAAAAATTAAATCGATATGTTCCAACGGCAGCATGTGGTAAATCAATCCCGTTCGCTGAGTTAGAATCGCATCCCATACCGACTGTAATCCCCCCGTATCGCTGTGCCAGATTTACTGTATTTTGTAATAGGAAGTTTTGCAACAAACCATACTGATTAACTTGTTCTAATGGCGTATTATTGCTATACAATACCAACGAATCAAAAAAAGACGCGGCCGAAGATATTAGTGTGCTCTGCGGGTTAGTTGTAGTTGAACCTGTAGAGATATTATAAGTTAAAGAAAATGATAAAGTAGTATGAGTAGGGTCTAAAAACACACTGTTAGAATTACCTGAAGGAATAGAAAAAGAAACTACTTGACTATTAAATTGTCCTTGTGCGGCTTGATTTGCTATAAAAAAGTTTTGCGTTGGTGCTTGAACTTGAGTAATACCATCTGGAGATAGATTTACTGAATAAGAACGACAAGAGTCTGAAGCGGAAGGGGGCATTTCATAATTTAAAGAACGAGGAAGTCCAATTGAAGAAGAAGGAAACGCTGACATATTTTATATATTATAAAGTATGAAAAGAAAAGAATTATTTATATACGTTTATTATTGTTTTAATAAATCGCTAAATGTTAAACTATTATTAATATTACTAATATATTCTATATCTATTTGAAGACTTATTCGTGTATCTTGATTATTGAAATTAATATAGTTTCCGTCATCATCTGTTATTGATATTACGAAGTTTGTAATGTTTTTATCTTCAACTTTAAACTTTATTCCTGTTTGATTTATATAATGTATCATAGAGTTTGGATTTGTATTATTTTGAATACTTAAAAAAAGGTCATTGCTATAATCAATTCCGTTAAAGTTATTGAAATGGAAAAAATTACTTTTAAAATTAATTCGCGGTAAAGGAACAAAATTAACTGAATACGGTAGAGTTAAAGAGTTTAAAACCGAACTTTGGCTTACATTTCCTAAACCTATAACACTTTTACATGATGAAGATGAATTAATTGTAAAACTTGAAGTATTGTTAAATGTATATCTATTTGTAATACTATTATACGTAATTGTATAAGTTGGTAATAAAAGAATTAATGCTGTAATTAAAGTATTAGCGTTATAATTTCCAACGGGTATTGTGTAAGAAACTGAATTAATATCAATAACATTGTTCGTATAATTTACAACATAAAATGAGTTTGGTATTTCGGCGTGTTGAACGCTAAAATATATATTTTCTATTTTTTCGTGAAATGATAAATCAGGTAGTGAAATACTCAATTTACTTTTAAAACTATCATTTAAAGATGTATTTTTAGATGATATATTAAATATTCTTGTTTTCGTTTTTATCATCTGTTATAGGTTGTATATTATAGAGAGATAAAACTTTTTTTAAATCTGGGTAAGAATATGTTTCTAACAATGGTTTTTGTGTTGATTTCGTTTCTTCTAAATGTTTCTGGATTAATTTAATAATAGTTGTTCGTTTATAGCTTCGCCATAATGAAACCTCTTGTTTAATCATAATATACTATAAGCAAAGAAAAACCTTTTAAATATATAAACACACTATATAATTAATATGAAATCCACGCAAAATTACCTGTTGAAACTTCCGCTGTATAAAATCCTTGTCCTACCGTATTTGTTCCTGATATTTTCGTGATACTTGTTAAATCTGTTATACTATTTAACCCGCGAATTGTATTCGTTCCACTACGAGTAAATAAAACTGAATTGGTAACTGAAGCAGTTTTAAAATAAAAAAAATTATATCCTGCTTGTCGAGATGCAGTTAATTCTGGTAAAGTAATTGTAATTTGAGTTGCACCTGTTGCTGTAAACATCCATGTTTGTTCTAATGGAAATGCGAGTGCTAATGATGTTCCAGATATTGTTTTTACCTCATTCATATACTGAACTTGTTTATGTAATAATCTTGCGTTTAAATATAATACACTTGTATAAGTAGTAGAACAAAAATTAATGGTTGCGGTTGTTAATGTGCTTAAAAAATTAATAACCCCAGTGAGATTATTCGGCGTTAAAATATTTATGGTTGATGATGAGTTAAGATTTAATGTTGGACTCAATATATCACAACTTGACGTTGTAATTGCTAAACTATCAACTTGCCCCGTAGATGCTGATGTTGTGCTTAAAATAATTTTTTTACTATTCGTAGTATTTCTTATTACTAAATTTGAACCGGATGTTTGTTCTATTTCAGAAAAGGTTCCTCCATTGTTAAAACTTGATATACCTAAAAATGACACACCAACATTAAAATTTGCTGATGAATTAAAAGTTGTTGAACCATAAATATTATTTGTTCCTAATGAACCGCCTATATTAATTGCTCCGCCACTTACAAGACTCGTATATATGTTATTTGTTGATGTAGTAGTTGGACTTGTTAAATTATTACTTACTAAATTATTACTAATTGTTGTTGATGCTGAACTAATTAATAAGGGTGTTGATGGATTTCCTGCTCCATCTTTTGTATTAAACAAATATCTATTATTATTAACATTTACAGAAATAAAACCTAAATCTGTCGCTGATAAATATGCTTGAACTCTCCCCCCACTGCCTTGTGCATCTAACCAACTTAAATCTTTTGCGAATATTACGAATGTATTATATAATCTTCCTGTAAATGTTTTATCTCCTGCTATATCTGTTTGAGTATTTGTTTTATCTACAAAATTATTATCTACATAATCCTTTCGAGTTAAATGATTATTTGCTGTAGGACTTGAGACACTACATATTGGAGTGGAATTATTAAATGTCGCCTGTGAGTTTGATATTAAATTATTTTCTATGTTTGTTGATGATGATGTTATTGTTAATGTATCATTTGATGAATGTCTAAACGAATAACCGTTCGTATAATTTATATTTGTATCAAAATATAAATAGTCATCTTGTTTAAATATTCTTGCTTGATTTAATTGAGAACCAATACCAATATCTTTAAAATATATTGCTGTTTCAGAAAAAATATTACCAACAAATGTAGTATCACTATTAAAATTACAAGTGCTTTCAGATGAACCAAAATTAACAATTCCTCCACTTGATAGCGTTGTATATATGTTATTTGTTGATGTAGCTGTTGGACTTGTAAGGTTGTTAGTTACTAAATTATTTGCTATGGTTGTATTTGCTGAATTAATTGTTAAAGGGTATGTTTGTGCTGAACCGCTATCTCTACAATAAAACCGATAAGTATTACTATTAAATAACGCAACAAAATGAAATTCAGTTCCAGATAAATATGATTGTTGTTCAGTTCCTGCTCCTTGATCTCTCCAACGAATTTCTTTTACATAAGTTATTGCGTTTGAAGCTAAGTTATTTGCTATAGTTGTTGTCCCCGAATCAATTGTTAATGGAGTTGTAAGATTTGGGACACTATCTTTACAGTGAAACGTATAAACATTATTATTAAATTGTGGCATAAATGTTAAATAATTACCTGACATATAAATTTGTTGTCTATTTCCTCCACCGCCACTCGTAGGCGTTATATTTAACGAAGTGCAAAAAAAACTATTAAATCGTTTTGTTCCTGTAATTGTTTGGTCTGTTGTAAAATCAACAAAATTATTATCTACATAATCCTTGCGTGTCAAATGATTAATTTGTGTAGGAATTGATACTGTACAAGTGGGTGTGAAATTTTCAAATCTAGCCTGTGCTAATGAAATTAATTTATTATTAAATGTTGAACTCAATTGACTTATAACTACTTGTTCAATATTAAAACATTTAAATTTCCAATAATTATCAAAAACAGTGAGTGTATCAAAATATACAATGTCAGCTTGATGAAATATTAGAGCTTTATTTAAACCTAAATTAATATCTCTAAAATACAAGGCGGTATTACAATAAATATTAGGAGCGGTAAGGTCATCTGTAAAAGTTTTTAATCCATTTACATTTTGCGTTAAATTATTTGCACGATCTAAAAAATTAGTATCAGCATATATTTTTGTAATTAATTGTGTGTTTGATGATGGCGTGAGGGTTGATGTCGGCAAAAAACTATTAAAAGTATTTGTATTTGTAAATGCGTTGGGAGACGCCAACCTAGCATAAAGTAAATTATTCTGGTCTATATCAAACGTTGAATAATCACTTACCTCTATCCAGTATGTAGAACCACCAAACCAACCTACCGCCAACCGAGTTATTTTTTTATTGCTTGGAAATATCGTCGTATTTGTTGTAGGAGTTCCTGATAAATTATTTATTGGATATATTGCTTGACCGCTACTTGTATTAAATATTACATCATAATTATATGAATTTACTTTTACAAAAGTAAAAATCTTTCCTCTTTCTAAAGTAGTTAATGTCGGTAAAGTAATTGTCATCGTGCTTACGGTACTTGTTCTTAATGCTATGGTTGGGGGTAGTGGTAATGTTAATGTTAATGTATTCGTTGTTGTAGCATTTCCCCATTCGGTTAATTTGTATCTGTCATATGTTGAAAAATCTGTCTGTTCTATCCAGTAAAGTAAATTGTCATACCAACCAACCGCTAATTTACATTGTATTTTTTCTACAGATAATAATGTTGTATTGCTTGTAGGAGTTCCAAATTGGTCATATAAAGTATAAATCCCTTGTCCGCCACTTGTGTTAAATGCTACTGGGAAATTGCGATTAGTAGCATTAGCTGTGTCAAATAATTTATTAAATGTAAATACATAACCTCGTTCGTTATTAGTTAATAATGGTAAATTAATCGTCATCGGGTTTGATGTTGCGGGTGTTGTTCTCAATGCTATTGTTTCAGACATTGGAAAGGCTAATGTTATTGTATTAGTGCTGGCGGTATTTTCATACTCACTTAATTTTATGTTAGTTCTTGATAATAAAGAACCTGTAAAATTAGTATTATTTGAAAATGTTTTTAAACCATTCACATTTTGCGTTAAATTGTTTGTTCTATCTACAAAATTACTATCGACATAATCCTTACGAGTTAAATGATTTACTGCTGTTGGATTTGCTACGCTACATATAGGGGTTAAATTATTAAATGTGGTTTGTGAGTTTGATATTAAATTATTTGTAAAGGTTTTTTCTCCATTCACATTTTGCGTTAAATTGTTTGTTCTATCTAAAAAATTGCTATCTACATATGTTTTATTGACTACTGACGTGTTATTTAATGGCGTTTCCGCCGTGCAATTTACTAAATTACAATCGCTTAATGTAGTTATTTCCGCTGTATCGACTATTAAAGAACCTACATTTAAATTAGATGTATTTACATTATCCGCTTCTATATTATTTAATCCGTCTAATGCTTGCGTAAAATTATAATTATTCATACTATATTATACTTATAATTTAATTACAATTAATTTTTTTCCTAAATAAATTACATATTACATTCCTATAAAATCGTAGATTTCATTATGGCTTCTCTACAAATGTTAATATAATGTTATAACGACTTTTTGTATTATCTGCTGAAACAAATTGAGTATTATCAAACAATGATGAAACACGAAAACGAATATTATTTATATTCCTTAAACTATTTACATAAAAATCTTTATCATCTACTTTAATATTTAAATGTGAATTGTAAATTGCTGTTCCCGCTGTTGTAGTTGATAAATAATAAAAAAGATTATTTTCGAATCTTAAAACCCCAGAACAGTTAAAATGTTTATTATTAAATTGGTATCCATTCGTATTTTGTCCTAAATCAATATCATATCCATAAAGTGCTAAAGGACTAAACCCGCTTTCACTTGATAAAGAAGAAACTGAAGTGATTTGAATACTCATAATATAGTGTTTATCTAAATCTGCTGGGTTTTTAATAACTTCGTTTATATTAATCGAATAATTCGCGTTGTATTGGTCTCCATCATAACTATTTCCATCATAACTATCTAAAATTATTTTATAAATCATTATACATTACACTTATAAAAAAAATTAAAAATACGACATACTCGGACTATTTGAAGACTGTGATACATCTTTTGCTTTTTGTATTGCTCCGCTAATATCCCCACTTCTCGCTTGGTTATTTATTGCTCTTGCTTGTTTTAACGCACTACTTCCCTGTTGGAGTCCCATTCCTAAACCCCCCGATATTACTCCTAGTTCTGGGTTTATAGCGGTCAAAATCGGAGTTGCTTTCTCGATATAACTTCCTATTGTTCCCCCTGTGTTAATTGCTTTTCTTAATGTTGTGTCAATTCCTCCAGTTGCTTTTTTAAAAACATTTTTAGCACCTCCCGAGATTTTTTTAAAAAAAGACATTATACATTATGAATAGAAAATTAATTTATAACAACCTCATCCCAATTATTAAAACATCTTTGTGTATTTGTATCAATTGCTAAAAACTCATGTGGATTTTTATATGCTATATTCAGTATATCTTCAAACTTATCTCTCATTGTTTCTATTTGCTCGTCGAAAATATCTTTCATTTGTGATTTATTTACTTTAAAAATAATTAAGTTCGTTAATGCGTTTCGTGCTGTTTTACTTAATGCTTTATAAGATTGAACGGCGAATATAATACTGATTCTATCGTGTCGTCTATTATTACATATATTTTGTAATAGTTTTTCACTTTCTCCTTTAAAATCCTTCTGAACGTCGTCAAAAATGATAAGAGATTTATATCCTTCTTTACTATTTTCCTTACATTTCATATACGCTTCTTGTAAGTTTTGTTCGTTTAATTCATCATATATATTTTCTGGCGGTAGGTTGCTATCCCAAAAATCCCCACTTATTGAACTACGTGATGATGGCGGAATAAATATTATTATATTTTCAAATACTTTATTGAGTAGCGGTTTTGACTTTAATAAACTTATTAGGAAATGAGATTTTCCGGAACCTGCTTTCCCGATTAGTGCTAAAATAAAACTTTTATTTAAAGTAGATAACAAAGGATATTCATTTAGCTTCTCATGTAGAATATTATCTACGTTCATTTTAGGTTGTTTCATTTTTGGAACTTCATTTTTGATTACTTTTATCATTATATAATAAATAGAGATATTAACGGTAGTTTTTATATATTTGTTCTATTTTTTCTTTTGAAAATCCGTAATTTGCTAATTTCTTTTTTAATGTTTTTGTTGGTAGTTGGTCTGTTCTAAACAATTCAGTTAATTCTTTATATTCCGCTGGGTCATCTACTCTTGTCAATAATCTAGAAAACGCTTCTTCTGTAATTTGTTTATTATTTCTTAATCTACTTTCTTCTTTTTCTATCTTTTTTTGTTGATTATATTCCTCTGTGTTTGGTTTTCTTCCAACTTTCTTTTTTTCTTGTATTGGTTCATCTGCCGACTGTTTTATTCCGTAACCTTCTTGTTGTTCTACTGGTATATTAGATTTTTCTTTTATTCTTTCCATGAATCCTAAATTACTTGTATCTTCCGGTATATTAACCAATGGTATTCTTATTTCTTCCTTTTCTTTTGCTAAACCTTCTTTAGATTCTTTTTCCATTCCTAACCTGTCGTTATATTCTTTTAATTTTTTTTTTACTACTTCATCTAAACTAATATTTGATGTATCATTAGGTTTATTAATAACATTCGGTATATTAGGTATATTAGATGTGTTTCGCATTCTTTGCGGACTAATCACATTTCTATTGTTTAAATCCGGCGGGTTTATTACTACATTATTAGGAATACTAAACAATTCATTAGATGTTTTAGGTTCATTTTTTTGTTTTAGTTGTTCGTTAATTGATTTTAAAAGTGTTGTTTGTTCTATGTTGTCCTTTGGAAAAGGAAAAGGAAAATTAACAAATCCGCCACCCGTTGAACGTGGAATGTTTATATTAACTTTAACTCTTTGAGTAATTTTTTGTTGTTTTTCTTTACGTTGTTCCTTCTCTTTTGTTTCTTTTTCTTTTATTTGTTTCTTTTCTGCTAAAGTTAATTTCTTCATCTTCTTTCTAATTTCTTTATAATTTGACTTTTGTTTTTTATCCATTTATATACTATATGTATAATTTTTATTTAAAAATTAAACTTCTACATAAAATACTATTCATTCTGTATATTATTCTAATGTAATATATATATGGAAGATATTCCAAACAATATTAAAGATTTAAAAACAATTTTAAACGCATCGTATAAAGACAATGTTAATGCGAAATCTGATTTAGAAAATAAAGGTTATATATTTGACGAAGAATTAAGTAATAAAAAACAAAAAGTATTTTATGACCCTCAAACTAAAATTCCAAAAGTAGTATTTAAAGGAACTACTGATGCGAACGAGTGGTTTAGAAATCCTTTAATCCCATTTAACCTAGAGTTTTTAGACCCTGAGTTTAAAAAATCTAAAAATCTAGTGAAGCAAGTAAGCGAAAAATATGAAAATAAACCTGATATATACGGACATTCTAGAGGAGCGTCTAAAGCAGAATACAACGCATCGTTGGCAAATAAAGTTTATACATATAATAAACCATCTAAACTTTTTGAAAGTCGTATATTCCCAACTAGTAGTAAAAATGTTATGAACTTCCGTTCAACGTTTGACCCTGTTAGTGCTTTGGATATTTTTAAAAGTAAAAATCTAGGCGGTTCAATTCTTCCGTTAAAAGCACATTCTACAAGAATAAAGTTTATTTAGTAGAAATAAATATTATTTCGTTCATTTAGGAATAATTAAAATCTTTATGTAATATATAAGATGCCAAAGAAAACCAATTACGAAACGAACGAAATAATATTTTATAAGTTCTGCTGTAAAAATGATAATGTTCTTAATAGTTATGTAGGCCATACAAGTTGTTTTAATAGAAGAAAAAGCGAACATAAGAGTAGATGTAATAACGAAAAAGATAAAAAGTATAACTTTAAACTTTATCAATTAATTCGCGAAAATGGCGGTTTTGATAATTGGCGAATGATAGAGATACACAAACAATTTTGTAAAGATAAGCGGGAATGTGAAAGAGTAGAACAAGGACTTATAGAAAAAAATATTAGTGATATGAATAGTCGTAAATCCTATTCTTTTGATAATGACTATTATAAACAACTGCTACAAATAGATGAAGAAATGAATAAACAATTATCTTTATTAACTGCTGAGTAAAACAATTTAAATACTATATATACATTATATAAATGAACTCTTTACCTTTATATGATGTCATTAATGAAATGAAAAACCGTTTTATTATGGAAGAAAAAAACAACTATGATATTATAACTATTAAACCTACAAAAAAGTTTTATGTTTATGAATTGAATTAAATATATATATTAATACTATAATATGAATTATTTAGCAAAAAATCTTAATAACTCATTAATAATACCTTACGATGTGATGAAATTAATTTATGAATACGCTGACACACTTATATATATTAAAAAACAAATTGAAAATAAAGAATATGATTTAGATGAGTTAATGTATGAACGAATGAAAAAGTCTATTACAAAATATCCTTTTCGATATAATGATGATATAATATATGATGATGATATAATAAATCAACTTGATAAATCAAAAATTATAGATATTTATAAAGATTATTTTTTTAATTCTATATATACTCGAGAAAAATGTATACTTAACATTCCCATTCATTACCCAATAGACCACAAAAAATACTTAATGATATATTATTTACGAGAAGCGAATGTATATAAATATAAACGACTAAACGGCGATAAATATAAAATGAAAAATGTTTATAAAAAATGGTTGAAGTTATAGTTTGAATAAATCGTGTAAAACTTTTGGCGAGGGGGACACGATTCATATTTTAGAACTTTTGGTTATTTTGGGCGATTTTATAGCGTAGCCATTAAGAACCCGTAGGGTTATGGCGAT